ATTATCCTATAGATGAAACTGACCCTGAGCAGGTAGCAAATAAACTTGGATTACCTAAGCCTGGTATAAGAAAACATTACGGCCTGATTGCTCAAGAATTAAAAGCAACTTTGGATGAACTTAATGTAGAGGATTTTGCTGGTTATGTACAGGATGATTTGACTGACCCAGATTCGACTCTGAGCATTTCCTATAACAATCTTTTGGCTCCGATGATTAAATCTATTCAAGAACTTTCAAACAAGATAGATTCTTTAACAACCCGTATTAACGCTCTAGAGGAATAGTACGCTTTGTGCGTACATCTCGTTGGCTGATATTTGCTCCAGTAGCAATCTTGGCGTTATTTGCACAATCTGCTAAAGCAGATTTGCTAGGTGATTGGACCTACAGTCAGTCACAAGATTGTGGTGGTTCAATAGAGGTTGTTGACAACATCATTACTTTGCATGGTCCTGACTATAACGGTTGTAGTGGTGGGGCTCATTGGGTGCAGATTTCCACAACTGTGCCTGCCGATGTGAACACAGTTGACTTTGATTGGACATATCAAACAAACGACGGTTGGGTTTATGACCCACCACAATATGGTATCAATGGGGTTTATACCCTGATTACACAAGTCAACACTTCATCAGGAACCTTGTCTGTGCCTGTGATTGAAGGAGACATCTTTACGTTTCGTCAATACTCAATAGATACCTGTTGCCAACCTGGACATCTTTCTATCAGTAACCTTTCGTTGTGGCAGTTCACTGCAACAACTACAACCAGTATCCAAGTGGATACGACCACACCTACGGAGTCAACATGGGAATCTACAACAACATCCACGATTCAGGAGACGAGCACTTCTACTATTGCACCCTCCACGACTGTTCCTGTGGAAGAAGAACCAACTACTACGATTGCTCAAACAACGACCACACTCCCGCCAGACACGACAGTAGTAGAAGAGACAACAACGGTTCCTGAACCAGAAACAACAGAACCAATTGTAACAATTCCATCAGATACTTTACCTCCAGACACAACGGTACCTGACACAACAATACCTGACACTACGTTACCGGATGTGGTTGATGAGTTACCTGAAGAAGTTGTGCAATCCATTTTGGACTCTGTTGAGACTGGTGAACCACTTACCGAAGAACAATTTGACTCTGTTGTGGAGGCTTTAGCCGACCTAACAGAAGAACAGGCAGTAGAACTTATTGACCAAATATTAGACACAGAGGTCACTGTGGAACAAGCAACAGAGTTGGCGTCTAATCCAGATGTGCTTGCTGTAATTACCTTTGAACAGGCAGAAGAAATATTTGACACTATTGATGTAACCGAATTAGATAACACTCAGTTGGACGAACTGGTTGATGCGGTTCAGTCAGCGCCCACGCAGGTGCGTGAGGCGTTTGAAGACCAAATTAACGTCTTTGATGATGGCTGGTTCTCGTAAGGTTAGGTAACAGCCCGCACTATATGTGTGAAGAAATTACTCTCTGAAATCCATGGTTTGACCTGGACTCTAGCCGGCACTGGAATGGTGCTGATTACGTTGTCAGGTTCAACAAGGATATTTGGGATACAAATCACGTTGGTCGCAATAGCGATTCATCTACTTGGTGCACTATTAGGAGATAAGAATGAATAAGGCAAGAGATATTGCAGAGCGAATTGTAGCATTGTTTCTCACTAACGCCCTCGGCGTTGTGACGGGTGCTGCAGTAATTGCTCCAGATTTGTCTGTTGTAAAAGCAGCGATGATTGCTGGTGCAGTCTCGGTGTTCAAGGTTGTTGAAGGTCTTGCCAAAGCAAGCATCGATGGCGTCCTTACTTCGGAAGAAATTGATGCAGCGTTTGGTGCAACTCCTAAGAAGATTGCAGCCAAGAAGGCAGCACTTAAGAAGTAACAATGGAACTTACAGACCTTCTCAATGAGAAGGAGTGGCGTAAGTGTAGAGGTCCAGAGAATGCGACTACCGAGGAATTGGTGGCTGCGTTTTCCCACTTTTGTGCTAACTATTGGCACATTAGACATCCTGAGCGTGGTCGTATCAAGTTTGAGATGCGTGAAGCTCAGATTGAGACTGTGCGATGCTGGATTGAAGACCGATACACGATTGTGCTAAAAGCACGTCAGATTGGTTTTTCTACCCTTGCTGCTACTTTTACTTTTTGGGAAACATTCTTTTGGTCTGACCGATTTACCGTAATGCTTTCACGCACAGAGCGTGAAGCATCTAAGTTGCTTCAAAAGACCAAGTATGGTTACAAGATGATGCCGAACTGGGTTCGGCAGCGTGGACCTGACTTGTTGTCTGATAACCAGTTGAAGATGGTCTTTGCCAATGACTCCGCAATTGAGTCGTTGCCTTCTGGTAATGACCCTGCTCGTGGAGAATCTGTTTATCGAGTCTTTATTGACGAGATGGCGTTTATTCCTAACGCCGCTGAAGCTTGGGCATCTATTGAACCTATTGCCGACGTTGGTGGACGTGTTAACTGTTTGAGTACAGCTAATGGAGAAGGCAATATATTTCATGAGTTGTGGGTTGGTTCTCAAACTGGAAACAATCGTTTTACTGGAATCTTTTTTCCTTGGTCTGCTGGAGACCGTGACCAGGCATGGTATGACGCCAAGAAGGCAGACTTGCCTGATTGGCAGATGGCACAGGAATATCCCGATGACCCTGACGAAGCGTTTATCCGTTCTGGTCGTCCAGTGTTTGACCTTGAAGCAATACGACTTATTGAACCGATTGAGCCCGACCGTGGATATTTGAAGTCTTCTCCTGGTAGGAATAGTTATGACTTTTACGAAGACGGTGGAGCTTTGGCTATTTGGGATTATCCCGCGCGAGGCGAGACTTACGTCATTGGGGCTGACGTTGCAGAAGGCTTGGGCCATGGAGACTTTAGTTCTGCTCATGTTATTTCTGCTGATACTGGCATGGTTGTTGCACATTGGCATGGTCACGTAGACCCCGACATCTTTGGCGAAGAGATTCTGAAAGAGATTGGTTATTACTACAATCGAGCTTTGGTTGGGGTTGAGTCAAACAACCATGGTCTTACCACGTTGAAGGGTTTGCAGAGGTCTGGTTATAGGAACATCTTTCGTCAGCGAAAGATGAATCATCGTAATCCACAGATTAGTGAGACTATGGGTTGGAGAACAACCGCTGTGTCAAAGCCTTTGGCTATTGACGAACTCAATGCTGCTATTCGTGACCAGAGTCTTTCTTTGTATGACGGCAAGACTATGGCTGAATTACGTACTTTTATTCGTGAAGCCAATGGCAAGATGCATGGTTCTCCGCATGACGACAGGGTGATGTCTTTGGCGATTACTAATCAGATGTTGAAGTATGTTTGGTTGCCCGAATATCGCTCTGAGGATGCTCCCATGAAGAACACTATTGGTTGGTGGGAGAAGTATATAATTCGAGAGATTGAACCAGTTAATGCACGTATTGGTTCTTTTAACACGACCTTTCGTGATTAGTAACGAATTGCCTTAGTAGTTATGGAAGAATTTCGCTGTTTAGATTGCTTGTCAACATTTATGTCAGACGAACTCCCGAGAAGGGGTTCATATTGTTTCAAATGCCACATCAGGGGCATTAAGTGGGGCTACACCTACGGCAAAGAGGATTTTCATGGACCTACAGTTGTTGAGCGTCAACGTGAGCAGGTTCGTCAAGCAGAGGCTGCAGGTATAAAAGCCGAGCCAGTGGGAACACGGTGGGTGTGACGTGGAACCAGTCTGGGTTCCCATTGTCGTCGCAATCATCATGGGACCAATTGTCGTCGTATTACAACGACTCAGAAAAGAGAATACCGACCAGCACAACGAAGGGCGCATTTTATTACGGGTCATTGGTAATAAAGTGGACAAAATTGGCAGCAAAATTGACAACCATATTGGTTGGCATGATGGTATTAAAGACAGTGTTGAGAAAGAGGACTAATGGCTAGGACATCTAATCAGGAGCTTATTACTCGTTACCGCAAGAAGATTAACCAGTCTCGTCGTTGGCGAGAAGAAGAGAAATACGATGACCTTTGGCGTCGTATGATTGACATGTATCGTGGCAAGCACTATTCCAAGGTTTCTGATTCCGACCAGCTTTTAGTTAACATTGCTTTTGCAACTATTAACGTTATTGCTCCTGGAGTTAGCGTTAACTATCCAAAGATTACTGTCAATGCTCGTAAGTCCGAACAGGCTCCTAATGCTGTTGTTACCGAAGCGATTGTTAATTATTGGTGGAGACATTACGAATGTCAAAAAGAATTCCGTCGTGCTGTCAAAGACACCTTGATTCTTGGTCATGGTTGGGTTAAGACTGGTTATCGTTTTGTTGAGAAGGATGTTGAGCACGATGTTTCTGACGAACTCGCTGATTCGAGTCCACAGTCGATAAGTGAGTCTGCTCAGATTATTACTGAGGACCGTCCTTTTGTTGAGCGCATCTCACCTTTTGATGTGTTTGTTGACGCTGATTCTACTTCTATCTCTGACATGCGTTGGATTGCTCAGCGCATTCGTCGTCCTCTGTCCGACGTTAAAAAGGACAAGCGATATAATTCTTCTGCCCGCAACGAGGCTCAGCCTAGTCATTATTCTCGCTATGGATTAGATGGTTCCCGTGGCCGTGATGTGCCACGACCTTCTATGGAGCCTGACGATACTTACGTTGAGATTTGGGAATACTACGATATTGATTCAGGCAAGATGTCTGTTTTCTGCGATGGTGGTGACAAGTTCCTTGTCAACCCTACGGATATTCCGTTCTCCTTTGGTCATCCTTTTGTGATGATTTCCAACTACGAAGTACCTGATTACTTTTATCCAATGGGTGAGCTTGAGGCTATTGAGCCCTTGCAGATGGAATTGAATCAGACTCGTACACAGATGATGAATCATCGTAAACGATTCTCTCGCAAGTGGCTGTACAAAGAGTCGGCATTTGATGCCGACGGTAGGTCTGCACTTGAATCTGATGAGGACAATGTTATGGTTCCTGTTATCTCCGAAGAGAGTATCAACAGTGTTGTTGGTCCGATGCCGGCTGTTATCAGTCCGCCAGAGTTCTACAATCAATCTGAATTGATTTCTAGCGACATTGACCGTGTGTCTGGTGTTTCTGAATATCAGCGTGGTTCTTTGCCAGAGATTCGTCGCACAGCAACAGAAGCCGGCATTATTCAAGATGCCGCTAACGCTCGTTCATCGGACAAGCTTGCTTTGATTGAACGTTCTATTGCTGAGGTTGCACGACGTTTGGTTGCTTTGGCTCAAGAGTTTATGACTGGTGAGTCTGCAGTTCGTATTGCTGGAACTGGAGCTAAACAGGTTTGGTTGAACTTTGACCGTGATTACTTGCAAGGTGAGTTTGATTTTGAGGTTGAGGGTGGTTCTACTCAACCAGTTAATGAGACTGTGCGACGTCAACAAGCCGTTCAGGTTGTTGACGCAATGGCTCCTTTTGTTAATACCGGAATTATTGATATGCCAAAACTTGCTGGTTATCTTTTGACTTATGGTTTTGGTATTAAAGATGGCGGTTCGTTTATTGTGCCACCTCCTCCACCTGAGCCACCTACACCACCTGCTCCAGAACCACAGATGCCACCACAGGGAATGCCTCCTCAGGGAATGCCACCGCAAATGCCACCAATGATGCCGCAGGGCATGCCGCAAGGTATGCCACCTCAGGATATGGCTAGTGGATTACCACCAGAACTTGCATCATTACCTCCTGAGGTATTGATGCAATTAATGCAACAGATGCAGGGTGGCGGTCAGATGCCACCACAAATGTAACGATAAATATATAACTATAGAGCAACCCCTTGAAAGGACTCCATGAGTGAAGTAGTAAGCAATGAACCAGTAGTAGAAGTTGCCCCTGAGTTAGAAAGCGAAGGACAAGCAGCAGCTGCGGGAGAAATTGAAAGCCTAAGTGAGCAGGAGATTGAACTTCTTCCGGTTGACGAGTACGGCGACAAATATGTCGCTGTCCAAGTTAATGGCGAAGAAGTAAGAGTTCCTCTTAAAGAGGCGCTTTCTGGATACCAGCGTCAAGCGGATTATACCCGCAAGACACAGGAACTCAGTGAGCAACGGCGACAAGTACAGTTTGGTGGCGCATTGCAAGAAGCCTTGCAGAACGACCCAAAGGGTACTTTGGAATTGTTGAAGCAACATTACGGATTAGACGAGACACCTTTAACCCCAGAGGAAGAAGAACTCCAAGACCCGGTTGAGAAACAATACCGACAGTTAGAACAACGAGTGCAGGCTTTTGAACATCAAAAGGCTGCTGACGAGTTGGAGCGTACTGTTGCTTCGCTGCAAGCGAAATATGAGGACTTCGATGCAAACGAAGTTGTTTCCAAAGCTTTGGCTTTGGGTTCAACCAATTTGGAAGCTGTCTACAAACAGATTTCGTTTGACAAAGTGTACGAAGATGCGCAGGCTATTCGTCAAATCCGCTCTAAAGCGGCTTTGGATGAACAGACTCGCACTAGTGCAAAACGTCAAGCGGGAGTTGTTAGTGGTGGCACAACATCGTCAAGTGCTGATGTTTCCGCCAAACCAATTACATCATTGCGGGAAGCATTTGAGGCTGCAAAGCGTCAACATTCTTAACGCTTAACTTAAGGAGCAAATAATATGGTCGCTGCAAACAGCAACTTTGATAATCTATTAACAACAACCCTTGCGAATTACCGCAAGACCCTCACAGACAACGTGTTCACCGCACGTCCTTTGACTTACGCCCTTATGGAAAAGGGTCGCATTCGTATGCTTAACGGCGGTACGAAAATTGTTGAGCCACTGATTTATGGTCAGAACTCAACTGTTGGTTCGTACTCAGGTTACGACTCAATTGCGCTTACCCCACAAGAAGGCATTTCTGCTGCAGAGTTTGAATGGAAGCAGTATGCTGCTTCGATTTCAATCAGCGGTATTGAAGAAGCCAAGAACAACGGTGAGCAAGAAATCATCAACTTGTTGGAAGCAAAAATCATGCAGGCTGAAGAGTCCATGCGTGAGTCTTTCAACCAGATGTTCTTTTCAAACGGAACTGGCAACGGTGGAAAAGACTGGAACGGCCTTGGCAACTTGGTTGAGTCTGGCAACACCGTTGGTGGCATTGACTCCAACACCTACACATGGTGGAAGTCTTACGAGGAAAACACTGCAACAGCATTGACTCTCGCACAAATGGCAACTGCCTACAATAGCGTTTCGGTTGGTAATGACCATCCAGACGTGTTGTTGACAAGTCAAACTTTGTTTGAGAAGTACGAAGCATTGCTTCAACCACAACTCCGTTACACGGACACTAAGACTGCAGATGCTGGATTCCAGAACCTGTTGTTTAAGGCCGCTCCAGTAATGTACGATGTGCATTGCACCGCAGGAACGTTCTACTTCCTCAACAGCAAGTACATCACTTTGGTTGGTCACTCGGATAAGTGGTTCTCACAGACCGCATTTATCTCGCCAGAAGACACAGATGCACGTTATGCGCTCATCATGTGCTACGGCAACTTGACTGTACGTAACCGTGCAAAGCAAGGCAAACTGACCTTAAAGACAGCCTAAGTTAACTACTAGAAAACAAGGAGAAATATTATGCCACTTACAGCAAATGATACAGCAGGTGCTCTTACACGCAAGCGTGTAGAGGCATGGGCTGCTAAAGAAGAAAAGGTAACTGTTGTTGCAGCAACTGATGCAGCAACCACACAATCAGCAGACACACTTGCTGGTGCTGGTGAAGTAGTTTACACGATGACGCCAACGGCTGGTCGTGCTTTGACTACTCCAACAGGTGCACAGTTGGGTACAGCATTTACAGACGAGGCGGTCGGTTCAAGTTTCCGATTCTCGGTTGTTAACCTTGCTGCATCTACTCATGCAATTACCTTGACTGCTGGTGCTTCCGGTGTAACGCTTGTCGGTTCGGCAACTGTTGCAGCAGCGGATTCAGCATCGTTTGTCGCAGTGTTTACTGCAGCAGACACGGTGTCAATCTACCGTAAATAAGTAATTTGAAATCGGGGGGTGGAAGCCACATTCCATCCCCCTTTTTCTAAGGAGAAAATATGCCATACAATTACAGTCAATTAGATAGTCATGCAAGTGCCACTCCAAAGTCTGGAACTGTTACAGCACCAGGTTTGTATGGTCAAAGTTCAACACCGGTTAAAAAAGACAAGAATTACAAAGTTCGTCCTAATTCGGATAAGACAGGAAAATAATTATGCCACAGATTCCAGACCCAAAACCAATGAAAAAGAAGTCAGCAGTCAAGAAATTAGCTGCACCTAAAAAGGCTGCTGCTCCTGCTGCGAAGATGATGAAACCAGCAGTTGCCAAGCGTGTATCAGACCGTAAGGCTTTTGTTGGTGAGAAGATGGCATCAAAGGGTATTGATGCTAAGACCGCACGTCGTCGTTTCTTTGTGCAGACTCGTGTTAAAGAGATGCAGGCGAAGGGTAAGACTGTTACTCCTGAAATGCGCAAGAACATGCAAAAAAGATTTGATTCAGGCAATGTTAAGCGTAAGGGTTTTGCTGCACCTAAGAAAAAAACTGGTGGAAGTTCAAAGCCAAATCCTCGCGGATACTAGTAGATAGGTAACAAGTTGGGCTATTGGTGATGAACCAATCAGCCAAACTTGCTCATACTTTATACGGGGAGCCAACTACTAAGCACTCCCGTCTTGCCCATGCAGAAGGCGCTCGTCTTGCTGCTCCATCAGGCCCTTATATTGGGCGTAATCGTTGCACAGCCAATGATGACACGTGTGAGGGCCCAAAGGCCCGTGGGACAGATTTCTGTATTGGACATTTAAGGAATAAGGGTCAGGCTTAATGGCAATAACACTTACAACATTACGTTCTCAGGTCAGGGATATGGCTGACCTTGATGCAACGGATTTGTCTGATTCTGTTATTGACCAGTTTGCTCGTGAGGGGTTCCAACGCATTTATGCGCTGGAACGTCGTTGGCCGATTCTCCAGGAATCGTATACGTTTAACACTGTTGCAGAACAACGTGAATATGCAATATCTACAATTGGGGATATTCGTGAAATCATCTCTGTTGTGGATACATCAACTCAGGGTGCTCGTTTGACATTGATTGATTACAATGCGGCTGAGGAAATTTGGCTTGGTAATCTTGATGTTTCTAGCCGACCATACTTTTACAGTTTTTGGAATAAGAAGATACAGTTGTGGGCTAAGCCTGACATTGTTTATCCAATGACTGTCCGTGCTTTTCGCAATCCTGTTTATACGTGGTTGGATGACGTCCAGGAAGAGATTGATTTGGATGAGTGGTTTCATGCTCTTCTTCCGTATTTTGTGCTTGCTCGTGTTTACCAGCGTCAAGAAGATTCTGACCTTGCGAATATGTATATGAAGTCTTTTGAAGAAGGTGTTGCATTTGCTCGGCGCGACTTGATGAAAGCATCAAGCGCGCAGCCTGTTGTTATGTCTGGTGGCAAGGAGTATCCAACCATGAAGCGCTGGTTGCAGACTCTTGGTAGGACTCTTTAATTGTGCCACAAATTCTTGTTACTAATCGGGATGACTTTACTGGTGGCATAAATCTTCGTGCTGACCAGTTTCAGTTGGCATCGAATGAGTCCCCTGACATGTTGAACATGGAGGTTGACCCTCGTGGTGGTTTGTTCACACGTGGTGCTTATCGGGAAATAAACACTACTGCTGTGTCTGGTACTTGGGCTCCTAAGCGTCTTACTTGGTTTAAGGGTTCGTCGCAGTATTTGATGTTGACAACAGAGACACGTGTTTATAGTTCTACTGGTGGCAACTTTAGTCTTTTGAACTTTAGTTCTACCAATTCTCCTTCTACTGGCACTCCTTCTCCTGTTGTGTCTGCGAGTACCAATGGTTCATCGTTAGCCCAGTGGGGCGACACGATGTATATGACTACTGGCAAGACTGGTGTCGCTACCTATAGATGGAAGGTTTCCGACAATTACGCAACTGCTTTGGATGTTAGTGGTGCACCAGGAACTCCATGGCAAACTTACAATAATCCTTTGGGTACACACTTCCCTAAAGCTGAGCATGTTATTCAACATGCCAACAAGATGTTTGTTGCGAACATAACCGAGAACGGTGTTTCTTTTCCAAATAGACTTCGTTTTTCTCATGAGGCACTTCCTCAAGATTGGGCAGAAGGCGACAAGATTGACTTTAATGGTGGTGGGGATGGCATAACTGGTTTGGCTGTTGTTGCTGGACATTTGGTTATTTTCAAGCCACAGGCAATTTATGTTTTGTTTGGTTATGACAGTGCCGACCATCAGGTAATTGAGTTGTCGTCCGTACTTGGTTGCGATTCACCGATGAAGATTGCTACATCTGAAGATGGTGTGTATTTTTATACACACACTAAGGGATTGTTTTTTTACAACGGTAGCACAGTTGTTGACTTGTTCCAAAACTTGAACGCAATTTATCCTGCTGGATACGTCAATGATGCTTACACATCTACCATAACTGTTTCTTATGTTAATCGACGTGCTTGGTTGAGTATGCCTTATTCAACTTTAACCGCAGCGACTACTCCCACTGTTAATTTTGTTTATGACCCATCTGTATCTAGTAATGGTTCTTGGGTTAAGCACTCATCTGGTGATGGTTATGGTCTTGTTGGTGGAACCGATTTTATTACGACTTCTGGTGGGGTGAATCCTTTAATGATTCATCCCACGATTCCTCGTGTTCTGCGTGTTGATGTATTTACTTCTCAGACCGATTTGCTTGCGACTGTTGAGACAAACTTTGCTACTAATTATCGCACCGGTTGGATTGATGGCAATACTTATTCTATGAAGAAGATGTTCCGGAGACCTGATTTTGTTTTGAAGCAAGTTGATGCTCCTATCAGTTTGAACATTAAGGTCTTTCACGATTTTGAAGAAGCTACTGGATATGAAAGAAAAGATGTAAACATTACTTTACCGGCAAAGACTTCTGGTTTTGTTTGGGATACTTCTGTTTGGGATACGGCTACATGGGGTACTACATCTGTTGGTGCTGAGGTTGTGCGTGGTTTTAATCTTGGTCTTGCTCGTTCTGTGCAACTTTTGTTTACCGGTCCTGTAGGCAAGAAGTGGGGATTGGACAGTATTGCTTATAAGTATAACAATAGGAAGGTCACTGGATGATTCGGCCATTGTCAATTCCCGCTGTTACTAACTTGAAGACTGATGACGCTACGACTATTCGTCAGATTGTTTCTACTTTGATTCAGTCTATTGATTCTTTGCGTCGTGATGTAGAGGCATTGAAGACTTCGGTTGCCCAGCAACAGAAGTCTTCTGTTAATAAGTTTGGAGCTAGACGTTAATGGCATTTAATCCAGCAGATTTTGCAGCTAAACTGCAGGCATACATTAGTGGATACAACAAGTCCAATGCTAATGCTTTGTATGACAATCAGACTTATAATCGCACAGCTTTGAAAGCTCTTGCGAATATGAACACTCAGTACGACAAACAGGCACCTCAGTTGGTATCTGGTTTTGGACGTCGTGGTTTGAACAGTGCGAACGTTAAGAGTGGAGCGTTTTCTACAGCTATGCAGGATTTTGCTAAGCAGCGTGTTGATGACACTTCTTCTGCACAAACAGATATTAATGCTACTAATGCCAAGTATCAGGGTGACTTGGGTGAGCGCACGGAACAGTTGAAGGCTGATGAGGCTACTTTGAGGGCGCAGAAGCAGTATCAGATTGACGAGGATGCTAGACAGATAATGGGATATAGGGCAGGAGCGTATTCATGAGTGCAGATAGTGTAGATAGGAAGAGTAAGAACAAGGTTGTAGCAAAATTGCCTAAGTCTTCTACTTTGGGTGTTAGAGAGTACGCATGGAATCCAGAGAATGCACCACGTTCTGCCGATGCTAGCGAATCATGGAATATGCCTCGCATTCAGCAAGAGGCTGGACGTGAGCGTTTTAATTACAACACTGCTACACCTGGTGAGATTTTGGATTACAACACTAGATACAACATTAATACTCCTGTTGTTCCTCAGGTTGCGCAGTTGCCGGGAGGTGGCATGGGTGGAGGTTACGGAGGTTCTGGTTCTGGTTCTGGCAATGCTGCGATGATGAATGCTATTAAACAGTATGGTAGAGCCGGCGAAGCTTCTGCATGGGATAATTATAATAACGGTATTAATAATATTAATGCTGGGTACGATACGGCTCAGGGCATGGTTAACTCTGGTTACAGTGACCTGAACAAGTATTTGACTACCAATCAGGTTAATCCTTATGCTGGTTTACAGCAGGCTGTTAGTCCTGTGAATAATGCTATGGCAAACTATTTGAGTGCTTATGGTGTTTCTAATGACCCTGTTACTCAGCAAGTTCAGGCTTCTCAGATTGCAGGTCAGCAGAGTGCTGATTCGTTTAATCAGTTGCAACAGTTGATGTCTGCCAACCAGTTGGCAAATAATCAGTCAAACATTGATATTGCCAAGTTGGCACAGAATTATGCTACAACAGGTCTTGGCGCTCAACGTGCTGGTTATCAGGCTAATGCTGAGACTGCTCGTTCTGCTGCGATGTCTGACTTGATGCAGCAGATACTTAAAGCCAAAATAGATGCTTACAAGTAACAAAAGGACTAATTAGTATGGCTGAAGAACAGATTCCATATCAAGATTATTCCCGTATGATTGCTAATATATTGGGTTCTAAGGGTGGTTTTGACTTCTCTTCGTCTTTGATGGACCCTGTTATGCAGTATCTAAATGGTACTTATCAGGCGGCTCCACAGTTTACCGAGGATGATTTGTATAATCGTACTGCTCCTACTTTTCAGTGGGCTGGTGCTGAGCCTCAAGATTCTTCTTGGTTTCAGGCGGCTAAAGCTATTCGTCAGGGTATTAATCCTTTTAACATTAAGCGTGACAAGAAGATGCGCGAAGCATCTGGTATTAGTCCTGACGAGTGGACATCTTTTGTTGATTCTTTGATGAAAGAAAATCAGTCTGTCAAAACTGCCATGCTTGACCAGGGTATGCAGCAAGACCCATTTCAAAAGATGGGTATGCCTGGTGCAAAAGAATCCTATGCTGACTTGGACCAGTTTGGTGGATTAAAGAATCAAGATGCTGTTTACAATGCTTCCCCACAGTTCTTTGCAGATTTGTTTTCTAAACTTCCAGAGCAACGTACTGCACAGAACTTGAGTGAAGCAAAAGTTAATGCCAAATATGGTGGCAATGTTTATGCTTCTAGTGATAAGGATAAAATGGCTGCTTTGATGCGGGATGCCGGTGATGAGCCTCTTTCTGTAATTGAGCAACAACAGTTGGATTTGTACAAGACACAACCTCATATACAGGCTGAAATGATTGAGAGAATGCGACGAAGTTCTGCTCGTCGTGCTTTGGGCAAGGCAGGTACCAACAAGGTTGTGGACAAGCGGGCCACTGCTGCACGTGGTGCTTATGCCCAGGCTCTTAAGGATGCCATGGGCCGTACTGCAGGTACGGCATCTGATACACTTCGCCTTGCTGATGATGCTAGCCAACAACTTGTTGCACAGATGATTGCACGAGGTCAGACACCACTGAAAGATGCGTTGTTAAATTCCGCTATCTTGAAGAAGTCAACCAAGAATGGTAACTGACAAAAAAATTCCATTTAGTTTAACCGAGAAGTTGGGAGCAGTTGCTCCTGTGCGTAACCGTACATCTTTGCCACCTTTGGAGTCTGTTATGACTCCAAACTCTAGAACAAAGTTTATATTGAAGTCGCTTGATGCGACTCCTTACAATCCAGACGATTTGTATACGCCCCCAGAACCTGGTGTTGGTGTGAAAGCTTTGAAGCATTTACTTATGCCTTTACAGGGTCTTCAGACACCGCTTCGTGCAGTTGTTTCCGGTGTCCGTGAAACTGTTGACCTTTTGGATACTGACCCTAATACTAAAGCTTCATTAGGTGATTTTGTAAATCAAACAAAACAAGCTGATTTTGGTTTTGGTACTGCTTTCCCGATGAAAGGTTGGGCTGGTCGTGTCGTTGGTTTGGTTGGTGACATTGCGTTAGACCCTTTGACATGGGCAACCTTGGGTGGCACAGTTCTTGCCAAAGGTGCGATTAAGGCTTCTGGTGCACAACTGTCCCACTTGATTGAAGGCGGAGTTTACAATGCCACTGCTGACCAGTTGGCTAAGGTTGGCGTCACAAGATTGGGTGAAGACTTGTTTGAGACTTCTGCTCGTAAGGCTTTGTTTGGTGTTAAGGCTTCTGGACGTGCTGCTGCTAAGACTGTAATTGGTCGTGAGGGTAGAGAGAAGCTTGCTTCTTTCACCCAGCAACGTATGCAGTGGATGAATAGGACTGGTGTTGCAAAGTTTTCTAAAGAAGAAATAGCATCTGCTTATAAGAACATTGCATCTCAAGGCAAGCAGGCTCTTCCTGATATTGTTTCTAAAGAACTTGGCATCAGGGGTCCTGGTGTTTATTATTTTGGTAGTCGTGTTAAGGTCCCAGGTACTGATGTAGTTGGCAAGTTTCTTGAGCGTGGTATTACTAAGACTCGTCTTGGTTTGGTCAACACTAGTGGTATTAGGTCATTGCATTCTGCGATAACACCTCGCGGTGTTGGTGCTATTGAGTACTTTGGTGAAGGTACAATCAAAAAGTATCGTGTTGCTTTGGCAAACGGAAGTTTGACAGATAATGAAGCACAGCTTGCACGATTTGTTTTAAATGGTGACGACATTCGGCGTATTGCTAAGTCGGAAGCAGACTTTGATGCTGTGCAACGTTTTGGTCCGTTGCGTGAAGAGATTATGAAGCCGGAGAATAATCCTGTGCGACAGTTGCTTGACAATGTTCAGAGTGGTCAACCCATGATTGACCAAGCTGCAAAGCTTGGTATTTCAAACGACCATTTGTTGCTAGCTCAACAATTTCGTTCTGTTATGGAAGATTTGCATGGTATTACTGATAACGGTTGGCAGAGTGTTGTACCTGAACATGTCATTGGTTTTCAGGCAGGTTACTTGCCGCATAACTCTACCGAGCAATTTGTTGAGTTGATGGATGAAATTAAAGACAATCCTGCTATGGCCGGTTTGTTGCCAGATGATGGTAGTGCATTACATATTGTTGGTAATTTCAGGCAACGCGGTCTTAACAAGGGTTCTCCTTTTTTTGGCAAGATATTGACAGATGAAGATTTGACGATTGACAATCTTAATAAGATTGTCAATGATTGGCTTGTTCTTAATGGTCGCAATACTTTTGACGCATTTGATACTGACATGAAGAATATTGTTCCTGCCTATATTCGTGGTCATGCTGACATGATGTCCAACGTTGCAATGATGAATGAGTTTAAGAAGAATCCTGATTTTGTAAAACTTGTTGACGGTTACTTTGGTATTACTCCTGAGTATTTACAACAGATGCACAAGAATTCTGCTTATGCATTTGATGGTGTTTTGAAGGCTGTGCAAAATCTTCACTCTGGACTTCGAGAGAGTCTTGACGTTTTGAAGCAACAACTTGAATTAAGGTATGGCAGTTTGGATGCTGCTTTGATTGCGTTAAAGAACCCTGCTGTTAGCGAAGCTGACGTGGCAGAGTTACTTGGTCACTTGAACGCTGCTATGGCTGATGCTGCTATTAAGCATGCCGAAATGGTTCGTGCTGACGGTGTTATTGCTGGCATGTTGCGAGATACTGATGGCTTTACCGTCTATGCTAAACATGCTGTTGCGTCTGGTGATTTACAGAAACGTTTTGAAGAGCTTTCACAAAGAGGTCTTGCTCTTCGTAACGCCGAACCGTCATTTGGTCACAACGATGCTGTAGCCAAGTTTTTGGTTGATTTTGAGGAGTATACGAAAGACACAGCGCTTCATGCTTCTGCACAGCAAAAACTTATGGAAGTTTCTGCATATCTTTCTCCTTTGGCTAATTTTTCTGCCCTGGCTAAGGACAGTCTTTACGGAGAAGTTATTAACGTTGTTAGGAAGTTGGGCGTTGGTCAACCTGTTGTGCCAACTAAGGCTGTGCATAGTCTTGAACAGATTGATTCTATTGTTGCTCGTCTTGGTGAGACCGGCTCTCGCGATATTCCTGCTCTTTCCCCTGTTGTTGAGTCTTTGCGTGTTCACCTCAAGGAACGTTTCCCCGACATGGCAAAGAAGATTGATGAAATACTTAACGATGTTTTACTTGTTGCCAAGCGTCCTGCTCAGCGCATTCCTACTACTGCTGAGGTTTCTGCTTTAGAGAAGGCATCCAAGGCTGCTGCTGCTCGCGCATCTGGTTCGCCACGCTTGGCGGCTAGGGCCGCAAAGCTTTCAGATGACTATCAAGTTGCTTTGGACTTGGTAAAGAACGGTATTACTGGTTCTTCTGACTACACAGAGTCCTTGTTGAAGGTTCGTGTTTTAGTAGCACAGCAAAAGACTTCAATTGAGTTGGCGCATTTACGTGAAGTTTTTGCTTATTACGGTGTTGATTTAGGCGACTCGATTACTCAAGACATTTTCAAGAAAAATGTTTCTCTTATTTCTCGTGGTCGTGATTTTGGTAAATACATCGATGATTCTGTTCGTGTTGAAATGCAGATTGCTGATTTGCAGAAGATTTCTGATGACCTTGCAATACGTTTGAATGACAGTGTTCGTGTTCGTCCTATTACAAAGTCCGTTGGGGCCAAGGTTGTCAATTCGGTTCCTGAAGCTCAGGCCAATTTAGACACTTTGATGCAGTCCGAAGAGTACGTTGTTGCTAAGTCTGCTTATAACCGCAGTAATTCTTTTATTACACTTTCTGAAATTAACGGTCATAGTGTTGATTGGACTCTTGGTGGTCGTGTGAGACCACCAATGTTGGATGTTGCACAGGAAATGGGTGGAGATATTCCTCTTCCTATTCCTACTGCAAAGTTTTGGTCAAAGCTTTTTGTGCAACATGAGACTTCTGGCAAGTATGCATCCGTGATTACTGACTGGGCCAACACAGAGGAAGTTTTGCGTATTACAAATCCTGCTGCTGTTCTTGCAGATGGTGTTGACAATATATCTCATGAGCGTTCTTTGCAGTATTTTGTTGATTACATCAGGCAGCAAGATGCTTCTGCCGGAGTTTTGATTGCCAACTCTGATGTCGCATCTGCTCGTCGTACTATTATTGAGAAGTTTTGGAAGAGTTCTGATGACAACGCTGTCCTTAAGAAACAGGAACGATTGAGTGCCATCGTTCTTGGTGATGGCGTCAAGAATGCAACTCCTGCAGATATTGTTGATGCTCAGAAAGTCATTGCCGGCAATATTGACTCCCTGAAAGCAGAGCAAGTAAACTTACAGGGTGAAGTTAGACAGGCATCTGTTGATGTTGTTTATACTCCGACTGTCCTTGATGATTCTTTTTCTAAATTGTCTATTGCTCAGAAACAACTTAAAGAAACTAGTCCGAAAGAACTGGCTGCTTCTATCGACACTGAGCGTAATGCTTTTGGTTCCGAGGTTGATTCTGCTATTAACGATGTTGTTGATGTTGGTTCTGATGGTCCTGTTGATTATAGAAGTTTGCAGAAACTTCGAGCACGTCTTGGATACGAGTTTACTGGAACCAATCCCGATGAAGCTATTAGTTATCAGTTTCAAGTTAATTTGGCTGATGGTAAGCGTTTTGCTGATGACGTTGACAACGTAATTGTTCACACTCCTTTTGAGCAAAAGTCGCGTGAACAGCTTTTGCATGAAGTTGAGACTTTGAAACAGATGCGCAGCATGGGTGTTGAGACTGTTGAGATTAAGTCTGATGGTATTAGACAGATGATTAAAGTGCGTGAAGATGCTCTTGGTGTTCAGCGTAAGGCTGCATCTTCTAATGGTTTGCCCGTGTCTCTTGATTTGAGAATGAAGCCAAAGAAGCAGAATGGTAAGAACGTTATTGATTCCAAAACTAATCAAGTTGTGATGGAAGCTGATGTGCGACCTTCCAATGTTGGAACCTATCGTCGATACGACGATGGTACTGCATCTGGTCGTTTGTATTTTCGTAAAGAGGACATGAGTCGCATGAAGTTGTCGGCAAGAAATGCCCGCGCCCAACAACCTGATGGTCGGTGGGTTGAGGTTCGTTGGCGGCCTATTACCCCTGATGATATGAAAGCAACATTTGTACCTAATGACTTAGTCGCTACGAATTCCAACAGGGAAGCACTTGGTTATTTTGGCATATACGAAAAACCTGGTGATGAGACTTCCGCTGTGCGATGGTTGAAGACGGTTGAATATGGTGACGAACAGTGGGCTCGCTCTACATCTGAGTACGGTTTTACTAGCGAGCAAGCCAATACTTTTGGTGGTGTTATTGAGGCTGTTGACTCTCCAGATTTGCTTGGTGTTACTCCACGACTTCCCGAGTCTGTTTTTGTTGACGCACCCCCAAAGCCCATGACTGCTAGCGAAGAAGCTATCGCTCGTCTGCAATCTGATTTGGAATCTATTTCTAGTACCGTTGATGCATCTAATGCGTCAACCAAGAAGGCTCGTACTTCTGCACGCAGAGCAAACACGAAAGCACAGAAACTTGTTGTTGATTTGCAGGCTCAATTTGATTCTGTCAAAGGTTTAGTACAACCTCATGACCCTGTTGCTATTAAAAAACTTGAAGACCGTATCCTTGAGGTGCAGAACATGATTAACAACACACAACGTGGCGTTGCATGGGACCCTCGCGTCAAGACAACTATTCGCACTCGTGTTAAGGGTTCTGATGGCAAATACTACAACAAAGTTGCACCGAGCGAAACTGGTCGCACAACTGTGCGAACTCGTGTTGCTGGCACATCTTCTGCTGCTCGTTCTTACAATCAGGGAATGCAGACTCTTGATGAGGGTATCGAGATGCTTCGTACTTTTGGTACTCGCGGTCCAGGGTTTGCGCATTTGGAGAATATTGCACAAAGACAAATTCAATTACAGGCAGAGTACGAAGCAGCTGTAGCAGTTCTTGGCAATACTGAAGTTGAACGACGTTTGATGGAGGGACTGGAAAACTCGATTCTTACAATGGATGAGGCCGGTCGTGTGTTTAATAGTTCTACACAACAAGTTGGGCAGTTCCCACTAAGCAACGTCCGTAAATTTTTTCCTGACCTTGAGCAAGGTTGGAAGTATCTTAGTGATGGCGTTACTGGTGCTACTGGCGTCAAAGGAAACTATGGTGTTTATCCTGGTCTTGCCGGCTCAGCAGAGTTTGCTGAATTATTCAGGCAAGCAAAACGATTTGATGACCCCGAGTATCTAAGACAGATGCATAAGTATGTAGGCAGTTACACAAAGTTTTTTAAGGCTTATGCGACTATGACTCCAGGTTTCCATGTGCGAAACGGATTGGCTAATGCTGTGAAACTTGTGTTCATGGGTGCTGAGTTTAAGAATATGATTGAAGCCACCCCCTTGTATGTTGACTGGATGAAAGCATCAAGAGCTGGCACACAGTATGAAGACTGGGTTTTGACTAAGCCTTTTGAACTTCATGAAGTTTTGCGCACTGCACGAAAGTCAATGTTTGGTTCCGGTGGTGGAATTTTTACTGAAGACTTTAAGGACGCTGTTGGAGGTTCTCGTTTGTGGGACAACAAGCTTGTGCGATTTAATGCCAAGTGGGGACAAGAGTCTGACAACTACAGTCGATTTGTTCTTGGATTTGATTCCGCGAAAAGCGGAATGGATGTTGGTATGGCACAAGCCAGAACCAAACGTGCGTTCTTTGATTACGAAGACTTGAGTCAAGTTGATGAGGTGATGCGACAGATTGTTCCGTTTTGGCTTTGGACATCACGCAACTTGATATTTGAACTACAAAACCAATGGCTTAATCCTAAACCATATTTGATTTACAGTTCTATCATGAGGAATATGCGTGACCCCGATTACGAAACATCTGAATACCCATCCCCATTTGTTCGTGAAATTGGTGGTATCAAGTTGCCTTTTGGCGACAATCTTTACCTTGCTCCTGACTTGGGTTTTACTAGAACACCACAACAACTAGGCGAAATTGCTGACCCTATTCGTTATACAAACAACTTGAATCCTTTGCTGAAGATTCCTTTGGAACAGTTCTTGGGTAAGTCGGTCTTTACGGGCAGGACCATGGACAACCCTCAGGAACGACTTATCCATATATTGAAAGGTTTTGTCCCACCCGTACAGATGGGCGATAGGTTGTTTGGCAGCGAAGGAGACGCTGCTAAGAACGCTTGGCTCTCTAGTATTGGTTCACCAGTTCGTACATACCAAACCAAGGAGAAATAATGAAACGGCAATACACAGGCAACAAAGACGGTGCAGCCAAAGGACTACGTCCAGGCATGAAAGTCTTTATTGAAGAAGTAATTAAACTTGGCGACGGTGCTTTCTGGAACAACGGCGATTTTGGTGTACGTCCCATGAGGGGCAAAGAAATTTTGAGTGTTCACGCAACAGGCAGGGCTGTGGACTTTTCTTATCGCAACATGGGCAAAGGCAAAGGCGTCCCTAACGGACGCCGACACGCTGTGCGAATGTGCAAAATCCTTGTGGATAACGCAGACCTTTTGGGTCTAGAAGCATTATTTGATTATTTTCCAGCACCACACGGTCGCGCATGGATGTGCGATAGAGACGCTTGGTCAAACTATAAGAAGGAAACAATTCACGGAGCCCCCAAGGGGGACTGGTTGCATGCGGAACTTTCGCCAGAGATGGCTGACAGCCCTGCTAAAGTTCGTGAGGCTTTTGCGAAATTAGTTCTTCCTGCGGAAGAACAATTGAAGCCTGCTTAAGAACTTTCTGACTAATAACCATTTGGATTGGGATGTGCGTAGGCATACCAACTGTTTTTAGGTTTGGTACTTCATCCGGGAAGTATGACGTTACTAACGTAACGTATCCTTCTAAACAGTTAGGCCAAAGCCATCCGACAGTTACTACAGTTGTGTCAGTTGGTTTGTAATCTTTGATTACAGTCCAACCGTTTTCTGCATCGTAAGCGTCACGCCAGTGAACGCTTACTAAATCCCAGTTGCATCTAATTGGCTTCATCGTGCTCTTCATATGGGTCAATGTTTTCATCTGCTAAATAGATTTCTAACGCTGATATTAGTCCATTGATAAAATAGGCGATGGCTTCAAAGCCATCTTCATATCCGTTTTTTGTTAGCTCCCAAGCTTTGCACAATTCTATGGCGGATTGATTGGATGCACTAATCATCAGATTGACACCATTTTTCATGTTGACAATTATTGCATCACCGTTTTTGTTTATTGCATCTACCTGTGCGCGTGGGATAATATCATGTATCCAGTTGTGGTCGTTCGACATATCGTTTCTTTCTTTTTGGGTTAGTGATGTATAAACATCCTTGTGGTAATCCGTTTTCAAGTACACCGTGTCCAACGAGTGTTTCCCCGAAGTACTTTTTAAGTATTTCAGCAACTTCATATATATTGATTTCATTATCAAATCCCACCGTAATTTGTCGTCTCATCATTGTTTCTTAATCTTTCTAGCACCGTGGGGTCCTGTAGCATAATTTTTCTGAGGTTATCCATTGCAGAGTTCCTTAATCTCCAAGCATGAGTTTTAGTTACCCCCAATCTTTCACCTAGTTCTTCTAACGAAATCATTTCTGTATTTACTGCGTCAATAATAAATCTGTCTTGTTCGCTGAGTTTGTCAATACATCCTGCGACAGCTTCACGAAACGGTTGCAGTTCTTCTACCGACTCCCTGATGTTCTCACCTGGGGCAGCCTGCATCAACGCCTCAGTGGGCGTTTCAGGTCTCCTAGGACCACGGATGGTTACTTCGTGGAATGGAGTAAGGGGGACTTCTTTATTGCTCGGCACCTGGAGTATCGTATAGCGGATTTGTTATCATGTCCATTACTTCTTCTGGTAGTAGTAGAAACCCTTTAGTTGGATTGTTGGACATTGGGGCAAACTTCTTTAGACGTTTTTCTGACAATGTCTGTATATATCGCTTTAATCGTTCCACCTTAATAACTACAAGGCTTCCGTCTAAGGCATATACGTAGACCCACCAGTCTGCGAGGGTTACTTCTACACCTGATGGTTTCCATCCGGTGTCACGTGGGTTTTGTTGTGTTTCAACAACCATCCGACCATTGCGATAACGGTCAGTTTTTACTTCAAATGAACCTGTGGATATTGCTGTGAGGAAGTCTTTGGTTATTTGTTCACCTTTTTTGCCGAACTGTAAATCATTTTTGAAGTTGTATTGTTGTGTTGCAGGAATGTCCCAGCGGTTGTCTTTCATGCTTTTTCCACATACAGACAAACAATCTGTTTGTCATCAGTGTATGCGGTGCCATTTAGAGCATCGAGTACTGCTTTGGCATAGTTATCTAAATCACCTGTGAGTTTACTGAGTGGACCCTCAACCAACGGATTGTGCATGACTGGTTCAATTTGAATTTCTGTACCTTCAATTGTAAAACGAAGTTTTACTGACAGCAAACCTTTCTCAAACATTGGTCCTGCGTACATCTCTTTGATTGCTTTTTCATATTCTCGTGTAGCAGGGTGTGTGTATGCATGACCGGTTTTCATAACTCTTGGTCTTGCTTTTGCTCTTGGTCGAAGTGCGAACACTTGATTGAATATATATTCTTTCATGGTCTGAATGCTCCTGTTGTGAATCCACCGTAGGTGTCTTCAATGATTTTGACTAGTTGTTCTACGCAATCTTCACGCAGATGAAACTTACCCCAACGCTTGTCAGCATCAACAAGAATGATGTAAGCAAGATTCATAGGAACATTATAGTCACACATTCGATGTGCAAGCATGCATAGAGTGTTAGACCTGTCTTGATGAGACAACGGTCCACCAAACCATATTGCTTTGATATGTTTGGAGCAATGACGCAAGGCTTCTTCTACTGACGCTGAAACATCTAGGTTTTCCATTGTTGCTCTAGCTCTTGGTCTATGTTTTTCCGCAAGGGGTCGCAGCATTTCTGCTGTGACTCTGTTGTCTAAGGCTTCAGCCAAGAACGTTCCCAATTCAATTGGCATGTCTGCGTCATCAATCATGTATCTTGTTTCTGGTGGGGTGGTCATTGCGCCAGGATATGGTAGCCTGACATAATTACCTACATCTTTTGCTTGCTCCTGTTTTGGATTTACTTCTTTGGCAACTAGATTGATGGCTTCGTGCGCAGCCAAAAATGCTCTACGCATGATTGGAGCAGGAATCCATTCTGATGCAAACACCCACACATGGAAACCGCGAACTGTTTTTTCTATGAACGCTGGTATTTTCTGAGACTGTAGTGCTAATTGAAGGTTTCTTGCTAAATCAATTTCATTTACATCGATGTCTGAACAACCCCACCTGACTGTGCTGTCATCTTTCAGTGGGTAGATGCCGATAAGTTCTTCGTCATACAAGTGACGTGCAAACGATTTGTAGTTGGTTGGTTCCTTGATGGAACCACCTTCCCATGTGCCATACGCATCTGTGCGACCTTGGAAGAGTTCCATGAACTCTTCAATTGCATCATTCATAGGGTGCTTCATACTCAAGTCCCATCTGCTTGTACTGTCGTGGTAGTTCGCCGTTGAGTTCTCTTAGGCGACCTGTCATGGCGTTAAGTTCAAAGTCAACATCATCAACAAGTTGTCCAGCAGGACGTTTGTTTTTGAGCAAGTTGATTGTCACAGTATGTTCGTGAATCTTTGCTTCATAACGCAGATACTCCAAACGCTCTTGCAAGCGTTCGGAACTACTCCTATTGAGCTTCTCAATGAGTTCATTGATTTCTGTTTGAATTTCATACTTGCGTCTACGAACACCAAGGATTGCTGTTGCTTGTTGTTCACCACCGAACGCACCTGAACTCATAGTTGGTTTTCTACCATCAGCACCTGCGTGTCTTGATGTTTGGTGTAGCACAAGAAGTGGAACATCATGTTTGCGACCAAAGGCTTTAAGGAAGTTTGCTTTGTCCGGTACAGTTTCTCCTGCTTGGATAAGGTCTAAGAAGTCCACGACAACAAGTTCTGGTGACTGACCCCATACATCGCACAGTTCGTTGTATCCACGTTCCATGTCTGAGATGGTAAGTGATTGGTCGAAGACTGCAAGGTTGGGATAGTCTTCGTTTGCTGTTTGATGAAGTAGGTCTATTGCTTCTTGGTCGTGTTGTGCGATTCGTTGCTCAAGCACTCTGGCGTCAATGTTGTGAGTGATGCAAGCAAGTTTGATGAGAACAAGTTCTCTTGGTTCGTCAGGGATGAAGAGCGCGACATGCTTGTCGCGGTTATTGCGCAACATGTGAAGTAGTAATAATGTCTTGCCACCGTGAGCGAACCCCAGCACCATAGCGACTTCGCCAGGTGCAATTCCACGCATCTCTGCGTCTATGCGAGCGATACCGAGATTGATACGTTCTTGAGGGGACTGAGCCCACCTGACGAACGAGTCAACTGACTCACCTAACGGTGTGTACATTCGGTTTTCGGGAAGTGGGGAGACATTGTGTCTCCCCACCATTTCCCAGCCCGCAGCAATTTCTTCTGCGGACATTTTCATTACTTACCTCGTGGTGGCCAGTAGGACTTTTCTCCACTTGTAGCACGGAACGAAGGACGCTTTGGATTCTCTGCCAAACCGTCACGGTTGTCCCATACTTCTGTCACGCCGTCACGCTTGCAGGCTTTGATGAGCCATTCAGGGATTGGACCATGAGTTGTACCTTTGATGCTTACCGCACCACCCGAGGAAACTGCTTCGCTTCCTGCGAATGATGATTGGACCATTTGGACAACGTTGTTTGTTGTTACTTCTTGTGCTGCTGATGTGTCACCGAAGATTTCGTCAAACACTAGTTCCTTGATGGTTGAAAAAAGAACTGCATACTCACTGATGCGAGCATCCATTTCTTTTGTTTTATCTGTTAGGTCTGCTGCAATTTTTGCACAGACTTGTGTGATTATTGCTCTATCTTTATCCATTACTCTGCCTCCTCGGCGTTATCGGAGCCTAAATAACTCCCCTTGCATTTGTCCCACACTGGGCACCATCTCTGCGAGCAGAGAAAGTGTTGGTCGTTGGCGAGCCATCGACCTTCCGTTGTGTTTTGATTATACATCAGCACTGTTCGTGCTAATGCTGTTGCTTGTTCAACAATCCAGTTGCCATGGGCTTCTGTTCTGCTGACACTCACAATTTGTCCGGTACTGGACGCATTGCGAATCATGACACCAAACTTGAACGTGGCAGGATAGTCAATCATGCCCATTTCATATGCTGCTTTGGTGTAAATCGAAGACTGAATGTTTTGTGTTTGTTTTTCTGCTTGGTAATATTTTCTTGCAGCAGTTTTCCAATCCCAAATACTTTCTTGATGAAAGTAATCCATGGTTCCTTCAAAGTGAAGTTCATAGTCATCAAGCATCCCCACTTTTGTGGTGAACTTGAACTCTGATGTGCCACCTAGTGGCACATTAGGGTAGATGTCTCGCAACCATGCATCGCACATTGAACGAATGTGTGTGTTCCAATGTGAAGGATTGGTGTTGGTAATGTTGATTGCTTTACCAGCTTCAACAAGTTCTTTTTCTTTCCAACGGAAAGACTCAACAGCATGGTCTCCCATGTGCTGAGGTTCCACTTCTTCGTTTAGCACAGCCTCAATGCCAGTGTGACAGGCAGTACCCATCATGGCTGAGTCGTTTTCTTTGCGAGACTCGGGGTGCAAGGCGGAAAGCCTTGCGCGTTCGGGGCACATTAACGCATCACCCAGCCAAGATTGGCGGATGAAGATTTTGTTATCTTCGATTCTCATTGGTTCTCCTTGTTGCGCACCACCTTTGGGGTGGTGCTACAGTGGCTTGTACCTGTAAAGACATTATACATACGTTTTTAGAATGTTGTCAAGTACCCCAAGGACCCCATCCGTCACCATATCTGTCAACTCCATAGTTGTAGATGTGTAATGCAGACAGCAGGTTGATTGTTGGGTTAAACAGGCTCTGAGACGCTTTAGGAGGGCTCAGGACGCCTTGTTGTTTTAGCCATGGTGTCCAGAAGCCATTTATCTGAACTAGCCCCCTGGAGCCACCACTGGGGTCTTTGGCATTGAAAGCCCAAGGAATACACCTGGACTCTCTAAACATAATCTTGTCTAACGTTTTTAGGTTTTTGTATTTCCACCCGACGCTTAAAGCTGTCTCCCAATATTGTGGGCATTTAGCGCTTTTAGGCGCTTTAGGGTAATTTATTATTGGTCTTGGTTCTTGAGGGTTTGTGCCACCCAAGAGTATGGCAATAGCCATAATGGTTTTGATAATCATTTATTCTCCTTTGAGGGCTTCGATTAAGACTGATTCAAACTCCTTTTTAGCTTCCATAAGCCATAGGTATTCATTGTAAACATCATCTGCTCTTGGTCCATCCCCAAGACGGTTGATTTTTTTTGCTAGCTGGTCCACCCCAATAGACAAGGATTTTACGACGGCTCTTAACTCTGTAAGTGTAATCGTTACATCAAGGGTTGGTTCATTTTTTCTTGACAAAAACTACATCTCCTGACGCAATTTGCGTTACATACGGACACATTTCTTTTAAGGCTTCAATTGCTTGGGTAAATATGTTATTGAATTCACGCAACATTTCTAAATTGAAGTTGTCACAAATCCAAGACCACGTATAAATATCTATGTCATCTGGTTTTGTTTGCCAGAATACACACACATCTGAGTCCATATCAAACTTTGACATTTCCTTTATTGCTTCTTTGACTTGCATATAAAATACCTTTCTCTGATAGTTGGGTCTTGACCCATTCTTCGCAACGCAACAGCCATCCGTAGGTATCTACGGATGGCATATCTTTGCCGGCTAACCAACTTAGAAACGCTCTAAGGTCATCTTCTGACGCTGTTGGTTTACAGTTGTTTGTCGTATGTTCGGAAAGCATTGGCAGCATCTTTTTTGTCCTGGAACAAACGTGACATTGCGTCTTTGAGACTACCTCTTGCTTGGTTCTCGTCGTACTGCAACTCACGTTCATCTTTGAAGCGCACAGAAGAAGACACATTGCCTTGACTGTCGCAATATACAAACAGACGCACCCTTGTGCGTTCAGGATGTTGGCTTGGAGCTATTGCGTCATCTTCATCGCCTGTTTTGTCTTTGTCAATAGGTGCTGCCCAACCTGTAGTTACAACTCCGAAACCGTCATATGGTACGAGTTTTACTGCTGATTCCCAGTTGCTCATCAGCTCATACACATCACCGTTTTCTGACTCTTTGACTACGATTACTCCACCATCCGTGAACTCATGTACACCGTACAGCTGAGCTTTGTCCATGGCAAAACCATCATCGCCTTCTGGTATTTGTTTTAGCACTTCTTGGTCAATTGTTTTGAATGTAATCACTTAATTTTCTCCATTTCTTTTGTTGTATGTTTATTTGAACATGTTGGCGT